GCGACTCCTGCTGCGACATTACTGCCGTTGCCGACGAAAATCTGAGCGCTGGTTAATGATTTATCGAGTTTTTGGGCAACATTATACTTTGTTGCGATTTTTCCACCAACGGTAGCAGTATCCTTCTGCGTTACCATTACTGTTGTGTCAACGGCCACTGACCCTGTGGTGGTAATGGTAGTAAAATTCATACCAAATCCTGCTGATACAGATGTAACTGAACCCGCCCCCGTTCCGAAGGTGATCTTCTTCATTTCATATTGCCCAGTGGTACGGTTGTAGGTAGCCACACTATCACCAGACGATAAGGCCGTCGCCGGTGCTGCATAGTTACTTGTGAGCCTGAAATTGGTAATGTTGGTTGCCAAATCACCAGTTGATGGCGTGGCGGTGATACAAGTATATTGCCGACCGGTGGCCACACAATATACTTGAGTTCCAACGGGAACACTTACACCAAAGACAGTATTGAATGCTGCCACTCTTAACTGTCCTGATGGCGTTGCCTGGCCAAAACCTACATAGGCGGCCAGAACGATTGCGATTAATAATACTAACTTTTTCATTTTGCTTTGATTTTAATTGATGATTACTAATTTGTCATATTTCCGAGTGTCAAGCGTGACGCTGAGCGTTGTTGTACCGCTCCCACTCCACTGGCCTGATCGTAATGGAGTGCCGTTATATAAAATTGTGGCTGTTGATTTCAATGCGAACGGGATTGTCCAGTTGTTTTCCGCATTGGCTGATAACTCAGCGTCCCACTTTGCGCCGACGGTAGCCTGTTCCTCGGCGTTTAGGTTGGAAATGCCAGCGTCATAATCCGGGTCAATCTGAGCCTGGTAGACCGATGGCCGTTTTAAAACCTTGGAAAGTAATATCGGTGTGCAAATAGGAAAGTTTCCAGTGACGGGGCCTGCTGCATTATTTAGAACTACCCCACCATCCATATCAGACGTAACTTCAACAACTAGGTCGGTCACGGTAGCAGAATTGACAGAAACGACAACGAATCTGTCAAATACTACTTTTCCGGTTGTGCTTACTCCCCTCATGATTATCCTGTTGTTTATGTCTGCGTCCAATGCTGTATATGATCCTGTTTCATCCGATATTGTCCCGGTCAACCGCCACCGTGATGAGGTGACTTCTTCTATTGCCGAGACGTCGTATCGTGCGAGAATCTGTCCTCGCGCCAGAAATGATGTTAGAAAGATTAGTACTATGAAATATTTTCTCATTTCAGAAACTTATGCGAATCTGGTTGTTTGTCGAGTAAATCAATCCATTGACTGTTAATTTCGTGAACGTTGCCATGTCCATAGTGGTTGTCATTCCGGTGAGCTGTTGCCCGGTATCTTCCCTCCATGCCTGGGTTATTGGCATCCATCTATTCGTCACGCTGGTATTGCCCATGTCGGTGGTTCCCATGAATATTTTTAAGGTTGAGAAGCCAGTTGTCAGCCGGATTTTTGCTGATATGATTTTCACACCGGATGGTATGGTGAAGGTTAGTTCGTTGGTATTGGCAATTGCGGCGGTGATGCCAGTCCCGGCAGCCAGCACTTCCACGTTAATGCCTCCACTTGAATAGGCAGAATATCGGGTTACATTAGTAATGCTCGTGGTGAGAGCAACTGTTCCATTCGCATCCGGAAATGTAATCGTCCGGAAAGCACTATGCCCAGCAGTGGTTGTTATAGTAGTCTGGCCGTCGCCATAAGCGTTGTTTAACACAAACATCCCATGATAGAATAGTTTCATCCCGGTGACGTTTTCTGTTCCTCCTGGGGTGAGGTATGTTCCGGGAGTGATCTTGTATTCGTACCGGGCGTCTCCGAGGGTTTTAGTATAATAGTCTGATTTCTGAGCCAACCATACCGGATCTGTTTCGGCTGCTCCTCCAGTGTAGAACATAATCCCGTTAACCATTAACCGGTCGGCGGTTCCATAGGTTACGATTTGCCATAACTTTCCAGTTCTACCTTTAAACCTGATGGTATCGTATGTTGGATTAAATTGTGCTATCGAGATGATGGCGCTAAATGATAGAATTAAAAACAGAAGTATTTTTTTCATTTCTTTAACTTGTTGGGTTATATATGGCAGTCCACCTTACGTTACATGGCACTGGTGTAACTGCATTAAATCCATGAGTCGTTATGTTCCTTATGTAGCAGTTTTGAACATTTGGGATTGTGTCAAGCGACATGGCAAATACCGACAACCCGTATGTGTCTACTGGCATATCTTCGTCAAAAACTATAGGCACCTCATATTCACCAGAATGAAATGTTGTTTCTGCTATTCCTCCTTTTACTATTGCTGTCATGTCACCTCCATTTCCATAACCGGTTTCTTTGAATGATAATTTCTTAATAACAACATCTCGGATTAATTGCAGTTCAACTTTAGCCCGCGAACCCAATGCTTCTGCACTCCATTCGGGGTCTTTGATGCGAACTTCGTCGAATGTCAGAACCTCACCGGATTGTACCGTAATGGAAACATAGTCCATTAATGGAACGAGCATAAGTGCGTCAACCAGGTATTCCGTGGCGAGCAATGATCGAAGTGCGTATGACTTCATCATGACCTGCTTTTCTTTTACTGTCAACCCATCACGTTTATCACCCGTGTCCTCCCGCAGGTATTCCGGGGTTTTAAGTGTTGAGTTGAGATATATGATTTGGTGAAAATTTGCCGGGATGTGTGAAAGTTCAGTGGTGTTATAAAACTCTAGTTTAAGGTAATCCAAAACAACATTAGTCACAATGAAAGTCTCAGAGAACCAATGCTTATCAACTTCCAAATCCACAATTTCTAAGTAATACCCCCCATTAGCATGAGGGATTGTGCCCCCCAACGCTACACCCGCGTAACTAATTATATCATATGTAGTCCCCGGAATAATAACGATACCAAAATCTTCACCATGAATTTCTATTGGGTGTCCCGGAGGCCAAGGAGGTGGCGGTGTGTTAATCGTAGCACCTGGATTTTTGACAGGAGTTATGAAAACATTAATGCTTGACGGGTCGGTGCCGGCATTATGCGTTCGGCGTATGCAAAACGGTATTAATGCGGTGTCAAGTGAAACCAGACACGGTTCAACATCACAATCTTCACGAAACCGGTATTGCTCGGCAAGTGTATCGTAAAAGGGCAGTATCGTACTAAGATTCTTCATAAAGCAGTTGAACTTTAATAAAGTCAGTGTCCGTGTCAATCTCGAATGATTCAACCTGCCCGTCACCTATATTCGTAGTGATTAGATTGTACGGATTAAACTCCCCGGATTCAACCCGTGGAAACCGGAGTTCGCGCTGTTGTTTAATTCGCTTGAACGGTTCATTGAATGTAACCGATGGGTAACACCCGTTTATTGCCCCTGTTTGAAATATTGTCTGGTAATCCCATAGATCATTAAGTATATTGTTCCACTGAAGATCCCCGTTTGGATAATTAAATCCGGTAACTGCGACACTCTCCGTTCTGCGGAAGAAATTATTACTTAGATATATCGGGCTTTGCACCCATCTAAGCCCTGTTGCCCTGCGCCATATCAGCGCGGTTCCATCCGCAGAAACGCCGGCAGCAATAAGGCACCAACAATCATCCAGTGAATCCATACGATACCCGAGAACATAGGCAAAATCAGTCATAAACACCGATATGTCGTGCTTCAGTTCCCCGCCTTTCTTTACAAATTTTGAATCGTACCGAATCTGTCCGTCATAATCATATCCGTCAGGAAAGTGGAATATTTCTTTCTCCGGGCAATCAGTAAGAACATATTTGTGCTCTCGGTCAGACGATGTTCCGTCAGGATCGGTAACGACTTGGTATTTTACCGGGTACTTGGTCTGGTCGGTCAGGTCGGTGTAGATCGTCTGTGTTCCGGTATAAGTAAATCCGTTTACAAAGAAGTTGATATGCTCGATATAGAGCGTCGTGTCGATGATGCACCAGCTTAGTTGGAGCGACTCGCACAAGTCACGAATCAGTTGCTCGAGGGTCATCTCGCCCTTGGTTTCAATATCCTGAATGCCTTTGATCGAACGGTTGTGAACCAGGCGAAGGTTGCAGTAATGGTTCGTACCGCCCTTGATTGGGTCGGTTGCACTGGTCAGGAAATCAGATGAGATGGTCAGGCCAGACCCATCCAGGAAAGTCATTTCCTCATAGTTGATCTGCAACATATGTTTCAGCACATGAATGACAGAGTGATTTGGGCCGGTAGATACCTTATTAAGCGCAGGAGATGGACTTCCGCACAAGACCATATCGTCATTTCCGTGCATATCGGTTGTTGCAGACCAACGCGTTGAAACAAGATTGGTGTAATCAATGTCTGGCCACCCTGGATTTAACGCCGTAACGACAGGAAATCCCGGCTGAAAATACCCATTCCCCTGAGTGAACAGTCCGGCCACGTCGTGTTGGTCGTAGAATGGAAGGTCGGAGGTTTCTCTGAAGATGTGCCGGATTCTACGAATCGGACCACCGTGCAGTTCATCTATCAACTCCCAGTAATCCGTATCGGTAGGGAGGTTTCCATTTGTAGGACTTACGCAGTGGTATAGTTGCAATGCGTAGGTACACCATGAATCCTCAGTCCACAGCGGAACATAATCTTTTCCGGCATCAAACGGAATACCAGAAATCATTTCCTCCGCAAATCCTTCAGGACATAAGTAATCTTCCGACCCATACACCCAATACTCTTCAGTTACAGTATCAACATGGTAACTCAGCGATTCATAAGTACCATTGATCTCGTTGTAAATATCATGCTTGTCGTTTTTATGCTGATCATACCAGTCATAGTCAGACCGTTCCGATGGGGTAATTTCAATAGTACCATTGTCCTGGTTTACGGCTATTCCGGATAGCGGCACATAGCCAATATAAATTATTTTGGTGAAATTTTCCCAATCGTCCCACAGTTCACATTTTACAATAATTTCATTTAAAAGTGTTGACGGTGAAACAAGTAATACTATGAAGTGATCATAAACAAACGTATTCTCATATCTGACCATCTTCCACGGTGATGTTTTCAGCGAATATCGAAACGATGTGTCCTCTTTTTTGCCACTTACCAGGATGGGCTTAACAAGCGTGACCTGTCGGTACATTACACCCCCGTCAAGTGAAATGAAATATTTATACTTATTCAGCCCCATTATTGCCTGCTTGTTTTAAATCTGTAATTTCCTGTTTCATGTACAGTGAAGTTGCCCTCGTTATACACCCTCGTTTCAGCCTTGGTTTTCTTCATCTCAGCCAGCATCTTTTCGCCATACCGGTCATTTACATTCACGTTTACCGTCGGCATACCTTTCTTTGAGAACAACTGATCGTACCGCTGGTTGTTGATCGAATCGAACAGAACCGGCAGTTCATTACTGTACCGCTGTGTTGCTTCACGGTTGATGATGGCGAAGTATTCACCGCCCTCAGCTTCACCGACGCCGGGTATCTTTATACCACCCTGGGAGTGACGCGCACCCTTGAGTACTTCACCCGAACCGCCCTTGGCAAACTTTTGTGAACTGATGGTGTCGAGTTCGATGGCTCCGGCTGCGATTGCCATTGCCGCACCGATCAGGCCGAGTGGCATACCCATCTGAGCTATACTCATCGTCACACCCTGCGCGATATTGATGATCGCCTGGATGTAGGCGAGGTCTTGCTGTTTCTTCTTGTGCTCTTTTTCGATGCGCAGTTGTTCGGCCTTCTGTTTCTTTTCGAGCGCAAGTTTCTGATTGGCGGCGTTGCGTTCAGACATGGTTTTACCGGCAACAGCCTGGTCAAGCATTTCGTATTCCTTGGTGTACTTGGCTTCGGATGCAGCAAGGTCGTTCTCCATGTTGACCTGGTAGTTGGCCGATATAGAACCGAGCAGATTACTGACCTGCTGTGAAAATTCCTGAACAACCGCAACGATCTTCTTGAACTTGTCCTGCCATGTTTCGACATCCAGCGGTCCACCGGCGTTGTAATCGTACAGTGCTTTTAATCCTTTTGCCAAATCGCCTGACCTGTCGTCCATCGGGCGTAATCCTTCCGGTGTGGGTAATCCTCCCTGCATCAATCCGGGATTCTCACCGTTGGGACCGGACGGGATGTTGTATTTGCCACCCTTGAAATCTTTGGAACCGTTGACAGACCGGAGAATACCCATGAGGTTACTAACACGTACCATCGTATCAGAAAAGTCCTTCTCTGCGTACTTTTTCTTAATCTGGTATTCCCATTGTGCCTGTTCCTCGACAGTTGCTTTCTTCCAAACACCCTGCTCGATCAGTTTTTTACGTTCGTGATCTATTATTTCCTGAGTTGTTACTTTATTAATAGACAGTAAAAACTGATAATATTCCTCTTCGAGTTTCTGCTGCTCCTTTAATGCTTTTGCGGCTTCACGTGATGCAAGTTTATCAGCGTTAATCTCAGCTTTGGTTTTCTTTGACCCATCGGGGTTTAAAAGTCCCTGAGCCAACATTCGCTGCAACTCATCCTGTTTTAACTTGGATATTGCCTCTTGGTTCTTCCTGCGTAACTTTTCAATCTCCAACACTTTTTCGCCAAGGCTAATTTCCATCATCAACCCACGGCGAAGTGTTTCATTCTTAGTCTTACTTGCTTCGGATTTTTTACCCTGTAATTCTTCTTCTGTTGACGGTACATTGAGTTTAAATGCTCCGACAAGTCCACCCGAAAGTGCCATTTTTACAATACTGGCACTGATAGACATCTGGTCAAAACTTGCAGCCATTTTTTGTGCCGCCTGTTGCATTAATGTAAGTATTCCAGAATTGGCAACGAAATTGTTAAACGCCTTAGTTGCCTTGTCAATAGATGCCGCAAGTGTTTCATTTTGAATTGCAAATTGTTGTCCGGCAGTTGTACCGGCATCCAGTGATTTCTTGGCAATATCCATCTGCGTTCTGAACTGACCGATATTCCCGGCCAGAACCGACATAACCCCAATCAACCTTCTACCATCCAAACCTAATCCATTGAAGTACTCAGCCAGTTCAAATACACCACCCTTGGATTTCTGTAATCCTTCCGCTACGGCAATGAACGCCTCGTTGAAATCCCTGGTCATTAACTTTTTGAAATCCAAGACCGACATTCCTGCAATCTTGGCGAACTTCTCGGTCTTTTGAGCCATCCCGATCCAAATCTGGTTGACAGCGGTCGATGAAACCTCCATCGTCTGACCAAGAATATCCATAGTGGCACCAAGACCCATAATCTTATCAATCGAAACGCCGGTGACTGACGCCAACCCACCCATTCGTTTCGTAAAGTCGATAATATTGGTTTCTTCTGCCACGGACGCATTGCCCAAATCTTTCAGCGCGGACCCAACCTTCAGTAAGGCTTTTTCCATTCCAACACCACCCTCTGAAACCTTAAATATCTGAACGATACGACCAAGTTGGTTGATCGCCTCTTCATTATTCCCCAAATCCTTGCCCAGTGCCACTCCGATCATGTCGGCAGCCTTGACGAATCCGAATATCTCATCTTTAGCAATACCGAGTTTACCGGCAACGTGGGCAAGGTCAAGCAGCGAGTTCTGTGCAGTTCGGGTGTTCAGTGTGCGTAACCGTTCGTTCAGGTTATTCACCTCCACCTGCGTCATCCCGGTTGTCCTGCGAACCGCCGCCATCGAATCGGACAGTTCGGCATTCATCATCACCCACCTCTTGACTGCGTAAAATGTGCCGGCCATAGCTGTAGTGATTCCCATCCATGCGTTACGGACCGCTGAAACATAGTTTCCTACGTTGCGACCGAATACACCGTGAGCAGCATCGAGTTTCTTCAGCGATTTGTCAACCTGGTTGATTTGAGCGTCAAGTTTCTTATATCCGGCAGTTCCGACCTCATGGAAGTTCTTCTGTTCGTACTTCATCCGAGCCATTGACGCGGAAAGTTTCGCATACGAACCGTTCAGCGCGGATAGTTCCTTCGCCTTTAACTGTTCTAACTTGATGAGTGTCTTTTCCTCCTCGGTAAGTTTCTGAACGGCGGTGTTGTAATTCTTTGACGCCTGGGTTAACGAGTTATATTTCCGGGTCAGTTCCGCAATCTCCGCGTTCAACTTATTGATCGTGGCTTGCATCTTGACAATATCTTCCGCCCCGTTGGATATTCCACCCTGACCGGCCTTGGTATTCGACGGTGTGGTTCGCTGAGATGCGACCATTGATTTAGTCAATGCAACGGCCTCCGCCTTGAGTTTATTCATTACGGCCATCAGTTCCTTCGCCCCGTTAATGGCTTCCTCAAACGGATTACCCGATTCGACTATCTCATTATGTTTTATTGGGTTACTCATCAGATTTTCTTTTTCTTAATCAACCCTATAACCGTGTAAAACTCCATTACCGTCATGTCCTTTACTCTTCCGTGACCCTCTTTCTGAATGATCACACACATCTCCTCAAACGACTTGATCATGTCCAGTTCAGCTTTAACCAGGTCACGCGGACGAATCTGACCGGCCAGCCACCTATTGATCTCTTCGATTGATTCCTTATTGTGTTCATCATCCTCAATTATCTGCTCACCAATGAGTATTGTTCTCTGTTTAATTTTTTCGTAATAATTGGTTTCCATCATATTCCCCGATTGCTCCGGGAATAGTTTGTTCATTTCTTCGTTACAGTTTCGTTTTGTGCTGTCATTTTTTTTTTAACCAACTCATTCGTCACGCCAATCTTGTCAAGCCTTTTCAGTATCTCATCGACATCCGTTTCTGAATATCCCGTCAGCACCTCCCCGTCAATCGAATGAATCAGAACACAGTATGCCCGATGTTCAAAGTTCAACCCATTCAGTATGTTGAATATTAATTCTCTAAGGTTAGTAATCTGCTGTAATGCCCTGGTTTTATCTTCGATGATCTGAACCAGCGGGCGGATGTGGGTGCTTTCAATATCCGAGAACGACGAACCCATCCCATCTGACAACATCAGGTATCGGTTGAATGCCGAGAACCTGCTGATCGGGAGTTCATCAATACTCTCCCATGTCGTTATCTTATGTCCATTCAGTTCGGTGGTTATCATCTCAGTTTTAATACATTGCGATTAGTAGCTTTTTTTTCAAGCGCCTTCCATTTGTCATTCTTTGTCAAATCAAACATTTTTCCGTACAATACCTTCATTTCCGGGTTGATCTTTGTAGCCTTTGCAATGGCGTCAATCCCATTGGATACGCGGTGTAGACGGCAATAGCATTCAGCAGTGAGGTATAACGCCTCGGTTGTCAGGTTCGGTGATACCGGGTCTAATTCGGTGTAATACTGCAACCAGTACAGTGCAGCGTCGTACTGTTCCAGGTTGAACAATTCTTCCCCCAGGTAATACACGTCCATTTTGGATCGTGGATTCTTTTCTAAAACTCTGCGAAGAATCGTAATGTTCCGGTCGGGATTGGAGGCATGGTCCTTGGCGGGTCTATGTTGTATCGTAACTTCATCTGTGACCATATCCGCCTGGCGGTCAAGTTCTTCGTGGATTTCACGTTGCCAGTGCGCTGATTCTTTTCTGAATAGTCTTGCTCCATAAAACGAGGTTCCATTTGGTTGATCAATCCTAACTCCCACAACCTTTGACGCGAAATTCCGGTTGATGAAATTATACACCGACTCTATCCCGGTTGACAGAACCTCATCTGTATCTATCGACAACACCCACGGATTGTGAACATAGTCGAGACACCTGTTCCGTGCTGCCGCGAAATCATCTTCCCACCTTGAGTAGAACACCTTTGCGCCGTTAGCAATGGCAATCTGCGGTGTTTTATCAACTGATCCGGTGTCGAGCACAATAATCTCATCGGATCCACGCACCGATTTCAGGCAGGTTTCTATCTCTGTCTGTCGGTCACGGGCGATTATGGCTACCGAGAGTTTGGTCATACACTACAAGGTTGTGAATATGATATTTCTACTTCGAAACGAAGTGAATAGAATGGTTGTAAATCAGCAATGTATTTTGAATCTTGAACTGCATACCCTTTAAATACTTCTGCAACATTCGTATCGACGCATGATTTTACGATAAATTGACCTCCCTTTTTTGGTGTTTCTTTGGTTAAGATTGTTAATATCCGCTCCCGGATGGTTTCTTTCTGAATACGATAATCACTTCCCCATTTTGTATAATAGTTCTGTAATTTCATGTTGAAAAAGAAAATAATAGACACTTTTGCCGTTTCCGTTACCCACCCGGACATCTGATTATAATCCCGTGGAACAGAATAAATAATCGGTTCGTTACGATCAAAAAACATATACCCTGCCCACCGATCAGTTGGTAACAATTCGATTGGGTCTTGAAGTGTTCCGCCCTGGTTGTAAACCAATGGAATTACCTCTCCATCTGCCCGCGAGTACCGGTCAACCAATCCGAAGCAGTGTAAAATAGTTTCAGATGGGACTGACGATGTTCCATACTTATTGGAATCGTTAAATTTTGTATCAAATACCCCTGCGATATACTCCATAATTTTAAACAAACCCAACTGTGTTCCGGTTGAATTGATAACCCCTGATGTTGTTGGTGCCTTCTTACCCATTGCGCAATTGTTGTAGTATCGACGGTAAAATGATCTGCTGTAACTTTGTTATATTGAAATCAACCAACCCAAACAACTTATTTCCGTACCGTTTCTGCAAATATTGGGTCACATTAACCCCCTGGTGAAATGTCGGACGTGCTGTAAATTCTATTTGGTTTGATTTGTAAATTATTTCAAAATTGTCGTGCCATTCTCCTGTATCTCTGGTTGTCACAAATGCAGTAGTTTGTCCCTTTCGTTTTTTCATCTCAATAGTTCGCGGTCGATATGGCGGTGTTAATGGCGTACCGTCACTCCCTATCCCCCTGTTGCTAAGTTGTGATTTTGTGTTTAGGTTTATAACCTGATCTTCACTTCTCATAACCGCCTGGTTGATAATAACCGACATATCAACTTTTTTAGCCATGTCGATAAACCCATCCAGTGTCATGTCAGATCCCTCCGACCTTAATCCCCTTGTTTTTCTTTCCAAAACACGGACTGTTTATATCCGCTGTCGAAATATTCAATGCTTCGTATTCCTTGGTTAATTCGTATTCCAATCCTGACTTATACGGACGCGTAGGATCGCCTTTGAGTTCGATATAGGCGTCTGACCGAAGTGTTTGCATTGCACCGTCCATGCGGGTAGAGAATGCGATCTGGCGTATCACGTCATGCGCCATCTGCTTCCAGAGTGCCCGAAGAAATATCGTCTTATTGTCCACAAAGAAATCAGTCAGATCACAGTGAGCTGTAATGGATAAATTCAGTCCCCAATTTACATTTGAGGTATAAGTAACGCCATCCATGTCTGGCAGCGATACTCCATTGAGATACTTAAAGTCAATGGCAATGGGGGTCATCTCAAAAAACCTCCTTCTCATCTCCCATGAGAACCGATTATACGCATCCTTTAAACACGTCCCGCATGGTTCAGAAACCAGATCAATATCTCGGTTTATTGCCTGTCCGGTAATATCATCTTCAAAATATCCGATGTACCATGCACCTCCGGCGTCAGTCTTTGAAAACTTGCAGAAGTTCATATTGAGGTCCACTGGAACCAGCCACTGCATAGATTTTGCAACCGTTGTGGTTAGTGAATACGTTGCAACCGCCGTGTCCTGGGATGAATGGAACAGATAAATCGTAAGCCCGGATTGTGCCTCTGTAAACTGCGCCCCAAGACGGGTGATAGACGCAATAAGGCCTTCATAATTTTTAACTTTTATTTCAAACCCGACAAACCTTGACTGAGTTACAATAGATGAAGTTATCCGGCCATCTCCATCAAATATTTTCACATCATCCAGTAACGCCTTACTTGCCCCGGAGAGTTGTTTGTCGTTAATAACCCGCTGAATCATATTGATAATAGCGGTGTTGGTTAATTGTTCAAGGAATAGATTGAACTGAGCTTTCCACCATGTAATCTCTGTGGATGGGTTCTTGCCTGTGTTCGCTGCCTGAAGTGAGGTGTATGTCACCCCGTTATACCGAACAACCGCTCCGATCGCATAAGTTGTGCCGGCCACCCAGGTTGCGTTGGCTACACCGTCATAATTCGGGCCGGCTGCGTCAAGATTCTCTGGGGTGATAAGTGGGTGTGCGTCGTTGTAAAACAGGCCGGATGTACTGGTTTTTAATGCCGTTGTAAGCGCCGGAAGTTCGGTGTTTACAGATTCTCTCCACCCGATTAATCCTGAAAAAGCGGTTTGTATGTCTGTTATACTGAACATTGGGCTTGCTATTAAGGAGGTGAATCCCCGAAGGGATTGCGGTTCGTTAGGTACGAGCGCATTGAACCGTGACGGTCCCTAATTAAAGGGTAGTGATGTCAGCCTTGAAGATCGGGCCGGCTCCGGCAGAGATGTACGGAGTGATCAGCGCATAGTCAAGGGAGAAGTTGTAGTTCTCGGTAACAGATGCTTCCAGTCCCGCTCCGGCTTCAGTGGTGTTATCAGCGCAGGCGGTCTGAACGTGTAACCCTACATTGAGTCCAACCATCGGAAGGTTAAACGAGGTGTAGTAGTTGGATTCGCTTATCCTTCTGCCAGCCCGTGAATCCGGATCAATCCAGTCAAGGATAGCCAGTGAACCGTGAGGCATCACAAAGAACGTGGATTCCGCACCAGCAGATTTGGTGACACGGTTGGAATAATCGAAGTTGAAATCGCCAAATTGGAACATAGTGTTCTCCTGGTTTCCGGCGCCCTGATTATTGTAGAACGCATTCGCGCTCATCAGTGCTGGTGAACCAACGATGTTGAACGGACCATTGAAATCATCAGCATACATAGACTGATAGATTTCGTTCAGGTAGGTTTTCTTCGCGGCGTTCGGTACGGTGATCACGTTCGCGGTAAAAGGGAACGGGGCACCATCAGCGGTGAATGACGTTGACTTAACGGTGTCCAACTTGGTGTAGATGGCGCCCTCAAGGTCAACGGCGAGTTTGCGCTCCAGGTGAAACAGTTTGTTTTTGAAATCCTCCACGTAGGCAATGTCGTTGTTGTCATACTGCGAAGGAACCATGTGGAAACCAGCGGTCCACGTCACCCATGTGATTGTGACAAGCGCGGAAACGGAATTTGTGGTGGCTCCGGTACAACTACGGGCTGAACCAGGAGTGTAGGTGATCTTCTGTAATACGGGAACCTTGGTTAACCGTGCAGCCGTTCCACGAGCATTGATAAGCGCCTGTGGGGTGATCAGCTTTGGCGTGTCGCGCTTGGCGAGAGAGAGCAGACCGAATCCGCTTCCACGGTTCTCCTGCTTGTCCAAATTGGACTGTGCGTATTTCTGCCTGTATTCCAGAAGGGCAGTTGCTGCTAAATAAGCCATTTTTTTAAAATTTAGAGGTTAATAATTTTGTCTGCCCCTGTTCGTTGTTAAATCGGTAGATTAACTGAATACTTATCGTAAGCTGCGAAAAACTCTTCGGTGTTATTTGGCAGTCCTGACTCGATGAGGAACTTCGTGAGTTCCACCCTTGTCTTTACTGCTATGGGCACCATCAGGCTTACATCAATTTTCCCATCTTTGTCTTTTGAGATACCCGGCTTTGCCGAACCTCCCCCTTTATGCTGATCCCCTTTTTCCACAATCGGTTCAAGTTCCATCGCCATCAACTCAGATGCGGTGTATGGCTTGTAGGTTTCCTTGTTCATCCTGGGTTCGCCATTGGCATCCATGAAAACAATCTCCCCATTTACAATCTTTGCTGATTGTGTCAGTTTATTCTTTGCACTTTCAATGAACGTGTCAAGGACTGGTTTGGGCAAGTTTGATAGTTTAAGGTCATGAAACGACGCATCCAGGGTGTTTTTAATGTCCTTAACGGTCAATTCTGTTTCAACCTTTGCCAGTTTTGCCTTCCATTCGTTGTCCTTTTCGAGTGAAGCTTTGCGAAGTGCTTCAATTTCCTTCAGCAGGTCAGGTGAACCGCCTGTTTTAAGTTTCTCAACTTCGGCGGCGGCGGTATCAGCCTTTTCCTTCAACTGTTTCGCAACTTCCGGCCAGTATTTGTAGGTTTTTTGATCATCCGGCTTTTTTAGGCCCGTTACGGTCGTAAAATCAGCATCAACATCATCATAAACCTTTGCGATACGGCTTTTCAGTTCTGCCTCAATCGTGGTCTTCTTGTAATTATCAAGCAGTTCATTATGTTCCTTTGTGCTGAACACATAAACTTCTTCTCCTTCAATCCCCTTAATGGCCTCAGCGGCCAGTTCTTTACTTAATTTTGCCATTTTGCCCCTTTGTTAGTGAATATTATTGACTTTTAAACAGATGTAGTTTGCATCGGTTGACCGTCAGGATGGATAACTTTTTTAACTGTGCAATCTTGACCTGGATATATCGGTACGTAATGGGGGCTGCTGATTTCCATACCCACCCAACTGCACCTGTACCCTCACTGGATAATTTATAACCAACCAAGTCTGTTCCGGCACGATACTTAGCTGTACCAAGCAACCAAGGAGTTCCAAGGTCGGTAATTTTAAAATAGTTCGTCCCGTCCATTGACCCGTAAACTTCAACACGGGTACTGTCAGTGGCGTGAGTCCCTGAGGTGGTGACGTAGACCTCAACGGCCCATCCGGAATATCCGGTATTGATTACACCGGCGGTGAACTTATGGATGTTTCCGCCTGTAGTTGTGGCGTTATCCACTCCGATGATAGTTCCGGCGGTGTCTGGCACCATCGTGATTGTGTTTGTCTGCGCAAGTAAAACCGTCGAGATCAACAAGGCGCAGAGTAATGAGATTAATTTTTTCATTTTTACTGGGTTTTAGATTGTTTCCTTTTTAATAAATCAGCCTTGTGTTTTTCACTACCGAAATACGGCTGTGTTTTTTCCGGTTGTGTTGCCTGAACTTCGACCACCTTACCTTGTTGCTCGTCAGGAATGGTTGGATCGTGTATGATTTCCTCTGACTTAAAGTTGAAATGTTTTTTGTTTTCCAAATACTGCTTGAAACCCATCACCGAAAAGGTTTGAAATTTTTCATCGGTGATTACGTTCGCCTCGTCAGCAGTTGGCATTTCGAGCACAAACTTCAGGTGATAAAACCCCTTCTCATTTTCTTTAATTTGGTACCGGCTGTCTTTGTTGGCCGGTATCAATTTTATTTCCTTTTGCATAACCCCTTATTGTTTTGTTAATAATCTCAATTTTTTCATAATACTCAAACTGATTCCCAAATTGTGTAAGTGGTACATTCTCCCTTTCAAACCGTTGTAGTAAAGCGTCCATGTGCATCTTGACCCACATATTTTCCAATCCAACCAGATCCGGCGAGGTAGAGAATATTACGTAAACCTCGTCGATGTTTTTTGACGGAAACGGGTCGAGGTCGAGTACTATCTTCATGCGTTTCTTAGTCTCAGAATCGGCCCGATATTTCGTTTCAAAGTATTGGTGTGTGATGTCTGATATGACTGCATCCGGTGACTTCCGGTATTTCGCTTCAGCAAGTTTAGCCAACAGTGTGTATTCGTCCGTGAGGTAGAACTGAGATCCGTAATCAACCTCACAATCAAGGAACCGATCACCGTAAGCCATCTTACACAAGGTCTCGATAACCCATTCGTGAATCTCCTCTAATGGGTGTTTCAGTTTGTTGATTACGTCCTGCTTGGACTCAAACACTGAATCCAGTTGTTTGTCGTTCTTCGCAGCATCGTTGCGAACCTCCCCGCTGTCGCCAACCACTGACTTGAATATTCTGTCTTTGTCCGCAGTCAACCTCTGATCAATAAACTTTAATATGTCCGGGTCTGCGTTGACAAACCTAACAGCGTTAGTATTCAGGTCGGGTTCATCTTTACTTGATGGCATTGGTGTTGTGGTAATAGAACCTGGTCCAAGGAACTGCTTGCCGGCACCCTCCTTCATGTTGCGCTGATCAGACTTGCCGCCAGTATATGTTTCATCAATATCATACGAAACAAGAATTGGGAACTTCCCGTACATCTCTGCATAGTCGCGCGAAACACAATCAAACAGTAACCTGTCAAGATCGCCCAAAACCGACGACATTGGAGACTTCCGGTTGATGGGATTTTCCGATGTCAATGGTTCACACCAGATCATCCTGGCAGTGGTTTCTCCGACTACATTCGGGCTTTCACTGATTAGCTTCAGGTTATTCCGGTCTTTACCGTCAAACACCCTGGTAAACTCGGCATCCATTGAAACAATATCCCCATTCCCGTCCTCGAAAATCACGTAAATCACATCGTCACCATCCGTGTCTACGTCGATCAGTGACGTGGATGGAACGATGTAGTAATAAGGATTTCCTCCTTCTACCGGGAAATCACACACGACTACACTATCAATATCAGACTGGATAGCCTGAAACATTTTTTTTTGAAAATCAGAATTGTCAAAGAACTTTTTAAAATCTACAAGTAAACTCTTGTCGTCAAACTTTACATCAATCGTCCTGTTTTCACCCTCAAATACCCTGGCCAGATTCTTCCATATATTCTCAACAAGTTCATTCGTCGCAACCGGGTAGGTGATCAACTTTGTAAACCGGTCGTACTTGTCAGCCGGGAGTAATTCTTTTACCCATCGGAGAAAGTCGTGTAAGTATGTTCCAAGCGCATCGTAATATGATAAAGTGGCATCATTGTGAAATCTCAGCCTACGGCTGTGGATCACTCCCCGTTGTATCGCGCTTGCGTTTCGGGGTTTCGTCACCAATGCCTGTATCTGACTTATTTTCATTCTGGTTCTTTGTCAATGTTAACTTTCCACCTTCAAATTTCCATTCCGGCGATGTGATGGTCCAACAGCTCTTACTCGCATGGTGGTTCGTATGCTGATGAACCAGTATCGCAAAAGCGTGTTCGGGGGTGAATTGCTTCTCCCCCAAACCCTGTGCTGTCATAGTTACCGTTCTCATTTACTTAGGATTGAGAGTGATCCAGTGCGCTGTGGTCTGTTGGTGCAACAATGCAGAATGCTGTTGACCAGTTGGCCGGCATTGAGAATGAAATCTCAACGTGGTCCGGACCATCGAAACCACCCAGTACTCGATCTGATACATGGAACTGAAGTGCATTGAATCCGTGCATTTTGTCTGCGGCAACCGGGTTGGCTGTTGGGAGTCCGGTAGCTGCCGTCAGTGCCTGGAATCCATAATAACCCTGTTCGTTTATGAACGCGACCTCCAGTGATTCGCATTCAAGCGCCTTTAAGTTGGCAATGATTGCAGTGGTAGGTTCGTAAATCTTCACAACGACCTTCGTGGGACCAGTTCCAAATATGATGGGAACACCATCACGGACTTCGTTTCCTGATCCAAACTCACGTGGTTTACCATTTTCAGGGGTAAATCCAGCAACGAATGGTGTTACAACGACCTTCGTACTGTCAACGGCTGTTAACAGTGTAGTCCAGGTTGCAAGAAGTTTTGTGGTGGTAAGGGTTCCAAATCCGGCTACTTGTGCGGCGCGTTGGAATAAAAGTTTTTGAACTTGGCCGAATGATGCGGGACAGGGAAGTGACCCAATATTGGCGATGTAAGTTCCGACAGGACAGGTGCATGAGCGCATAACTATTGATTTTTAAGTGATTAACCAAATTCTTATGATCTACTACCCCTGAGATCGGACCGAATCAAAGAACAATTTGAATACAAATATAAAGCATAATCGGTAAAAATAAAGTAATACTTATCAACATAGTTATTTATAATTGCCGTGTTGATAAATTACACTTGACTTTTCCATGCGGGATTGCGTATCTTTGACAAGTTCATAATTAATGGTTTGGTTTATAGACGCTCGGTGCTGGTTACACTGAGCGTTTTTTGTTAATGTAAAGTTTAATGTATGGATACAACAGAAGTATTTAAACTCAATCTACAAGCATACGTTGACGGCAAAAAGCTAATCATCAACAGGGGCGGCACCAGTTCTTCAAAGACTTATAGCATACTGGAAATGCTGATTCTGATAGCACACAAAAGAAAAATGCTGATCAGTATTGTGGGGGAAACAATGCCATTTCTGCGTCGTGGTGTGATGAAAGATTTCTTTGATATTTTAAAAAATGATGGTCTGTATATTGAGGCCATGCATGATAAGACAAACCATAGTTACCGATTCAATGAGGGGACAATACAGTTCTTCAGCGCAGATAGCCCTGATAAGGTAAGAGGTCCCAGGCGCGAAATACTTTACGTGAATGAGGCAAATAATATTTCTTTTGAAGTATTTGAACAGCTTGATATTCGTACATCCAAGGTGAGTATAATTGACTTCAACCCAACTGGTCCTTTTTGGGTCCTTGATATACCAAGAAATAAAGATGTAGCTGAGATTGTTTCAACCTATAAAATGAATCGGTTCTTATCTCCCAAAATCATTAAAAGTATCGAGGCAAAACAATTTACACATCCGGAATGGTGGAAAGTGTATGGTTTGGGAGAATATGGCGAACTGGAAGATAATATTTACAAAAATTGGGATCAGTGTGAAAGGGTGCCCGATGATGCGAAACTCCTTGGATTCGGTCTTGATTGGGGATTCTCAGTTGACGAAACAGCGGTGGTTCAACTCAGCATGATGGATGGAGAACTATACATCAAGGAGTTAATGTATGAAAATGGGCTGACAAACCGGGATATATCTAAGAAACTTGAAGAAATCGGGATCGTTCGCGGTATTGATGAGATTTGGGCAGATAATTCTGAGCCGAAATCACTTAAAGAACTCCGTGACGGCGGGTGGATGATTCGAGGGGCTGCAAAGGGTCCGGATTCAATTATGCGCGGGATAGACCTGCTGAAACAACACAAAATGCACGTAACTTCTGATTCGATAAACATGATTAAGGAATTACGGGCGTACCGGTGGCAAAAAGATAAGTTCACCGGGAAACCAATCAGTAAACCCGTCGGCGGTTACGACCATCTATGTGATGCGCTGAGATATATCGCAATTTCTAAACTCAACAAGAAGCGTCGTTTTCTCAAGCAATGGAATTAAAAAAGCCGGTAGTGTTCCGGCTTTGGCGTGAGATGTTCAGAGTGACATCATCTACGTTACGAAGTGTTAGTGACCGCTAAGTTACATCAGTTCTCCCCGATCCGGTTCGATTACTTATTAACAACCTTGCAAGTATAGATGTGGGTCGGGCTATTCACTCCCGTGATGGCGTTCATGGTGGTTATATAGAAGTTTACCTGGTTTGTATCTGTCGAGCAGAACAGTGCAGGTTCTGGATTGACATATCCCTGGTTAACGATACACTCCACGCAAATCTTTTTGGGTTCTATCGGAGCGGTCTGCTGCGGCTGTGTGCTTGACTTGGCGCATCCCATCACTAACAGGATCAGCGCGAATAACATGGTTTGTTTCATCCTGCTAAGATACGGTATTGAGGGGGTGATGTCAAGGGGTGATCAATTTAACCGGCAATATTTCGTGACACGCCGTATTGAGATACCCAACATACGGTTCTAGATCAATCACCTTACCGCCGAGGAACTGTTCGTTCAACCATTCAGCCGACACGTTACCGTGCGGGTTCTCCCATGCGGTCTGCACCTGGTTGATGGGCAAGTTCAGTACAGTTGTCCGATCGTAACACTTGATGATCGGGCGGTTCGGTGTGTTCCGATCCATCACCACCTCCAGTTCGTTAGGGTTCTGGTAGTCGTGGGATTTAAGGATTGGCAATATGTCGGAGGTTCGGAAGATATGCCCGTTCAGGGACATTGGGTATGAGTAGTCTCCTATAGATGCCTGCCACCAAATCTCACCAGGGTGGGGGGAATGTGCAACTGACGATCCTGCGGATGGTTGGCAGTGTGTAAGATGTGGGTTCAGTCGTAGCGAAATGGTCAGCACGTTTGGATCATCAAGTGGCGACAGATCGGTGGTGTATGGACCAATGAACACATCATCGTCGCAGAGGAACATGGTATGCTGGTCTAACGGGTCGATCATCGCAATCAGGTCTGGTTTAAATTTTCCTTGCATAAACCAGCATCGGTTTTCATCCCGATACAACTTATGATACCCGGCCACGTAGTCAACGCTGGTGGCCATCCAGAGAATCTTAACATCTATGTCGTCTGACTGAGGCCAGAACCGGGACATAGACCGAAGTAGTAGGTCGAGTTGGGCCGGGCGGTCCTTGCTGAATATTATCACGTTCATTTCGGCATCCTTAACAATGATTCAAATAATTCAACCGCTTTGGCAGAATAAGATGTAAAGAATTTATTTCCACCTACGTAAAAACATATCTCAACAGGATGCTCATCCTGGACAATCCAATAACCATAAAAATTATTCGCATTGAAATGGAACGGTACAAACTTTTCGGGCTGTTCGATACCCAAATCGTCCATCTTGACGTCAATCACCGAGATCTGAATGGTTATTTTCATTTTACCTAGATTAGTTTATACAGTACCTTCAACCTACGCATCAATGCTCCCTTGCCGGATTTGGGTGCCCTGCCTGACATGATCAGGATCAGGCGGTCTTGGATAAGGCGATACTCTTCGGATGGGGTCATAGGATTAAAATTGTCTGTTTATATCGGGTCTGTATGGATGAAACACCCTGCATTGCTGCGATTCTTTTCTGAGTTGTTCTAACTTTCGGTGGAAGTCGTCTGCGTAAATTGCTGAAGTGTTTCCTGGGTCACTGGTTTCACTTTCGCTTTCCATGTTTTCTTGGGATCCTTCACAAAGTTTTTTTTTGCCCTTTGTTTTTGGTTACTTGCTTTTTTGGCGCACCTTGGACAAACTGTTGATCTTTTGCTTTTAGGGGTGAACGGATTTCCGCACGGGCAAAGCAGAGACTGTACTTTATCGTCAACCGGGGGGGGTATTTTGTGCCAGCGAGGGGGTAATGCCTCTGCCATTTTTAACTGTTCCTTCAAAGGCACCACCATAATTCCGGTCAATGCTGAAATAGCCTGTTTTGCCTTTTCAATTCTGCTTTCCAGTTCCCTGATAAAATCAGTCAATTCGGTTACGATGTCAAGTTCTGTTTTCATTTCTCTACCAAGTTTAACAATTCCAACCTCTTAAACGTCTTATACTCACCCCGGTCGTTCTTCACCTCGTCGAGCGCGTCGTAGACACCCTTACCTGTTGCTGTTGTCGCTATTATCTCAAACTCGCGCCCACCCATACGGATGAACCGGGACTCGAAGTACCTCACCGGTTTCCCATGCAGCATACAGGTAGCTACTGGCATGGTGCGAATGTTTCATACCAGTCAAGCAAATCATCAAGCGTCCTAACGATCAGATATACACCGCCGGCCATCTCCACATTCGCCTGATATGCCTTCTGATCGCTCGACTGACGATCTGCCTTCCATTTTACCTCGATCTTAACCGACCGACCGTTCACAGTGGCGCTAATATCGGCTGATCCGCGCGTTCCCGTTCCCGGAACCCATTTGACTGAACCGATCTGGCGCTTGAATCCCAAACAATCCGTAACGATACGGGTCTGGTCAATCCGGCGCCCCTGGGTGTTGATCCGCTCAGCCTGATGACCTTTAAGTTGCAGGAACTTGATCACGCATTGTGTCAAGCTGTTCGCTGAGTTACACTTCATCGAATTGTATTCCAGTCCGGGCTGATTAGGACCGTACTTCGCCTTCTTGTAGGCGATGATCATGGCGTTGAGGCGTTGGAGGGAGGTGGGTGGCTTGGACATAGGATTAAAAAATGTCAAGTTCAGCCTGAAGATACCTCTGTGGAATCGGACGTTCCTGCTGAGCAAGGTCGCCTGTGTCCTGACGGATCCATGAAACGGTGTCCTTTGCTGGTTCAATCACCACTTCACACTTTATGTTTCGATACTCTGATCCGGAGTTGATCAACATGGCCGACTTGTTGATAATGGCTTCGTGACCTTTAATTTCGGCCTTTTTTTGCGCTGAGAATGATGCCAGATCATCTTCGGCGGCCTTCTTCTTGTTCAGGTGTTCCGACAAGTCTTTGCTGATTGCCAGCATTTCCTCATCTGTCAGGACGCATTTCAAGGATAATGTTTCGACTTTGCTCATTTTGCTTGGTGTTTGTGATTTGGTTGCTATTGGTATGTAATCTTTCCCTCCGATTAACATGGATACGCTCGTGAATCCTGAATCAGGATCATCGCACATTTCCTGCATATCCTTTTTAAAATCCTTGGCGGATTTGATGCTATGGGCTGATAGTGTCTTCTTGACCATGTTTAGAGTAAAATAAACCCCCTGCGGCAAAAGGCTAACCGACACATAACCTTGGTAGGTATGATCGCATTTGCTTTCGGGGGTATGAATGTTTTGAGTGAACATTATGTGTCGTTTAGCGCCGGCTAAATTACAACCAACTTGACCCCGATGCAAGTAAAACTTATCAACAGTGGTACTTAAATGATACTTTTCGTACTATATTTGCCACCGTCTTTAAAATTACCAATGCAAAAAATCCTTAAAAAAGTCCAGCATGAAGTATCTGCATCCGGTGACGGCGCAGCGGTTATCCCCATTGGTATGTCCGAGACAATACTTCTGCTGGCTTTTTATTCATGGAACAGATAATATTCCAATACTACCCTGCACGGGTCAAGTCCAACAACCCGATTGGATGGGTAACGCTTGATCAGTTTATCAGGGCGCAACAGAACCCGAAAGATTCTGTCAAGGATGTGTTCAGGCAGATCGAACAAGCCGAACTGGACAAGAACAAGAAGCTCAAGGCCGATCTCAAACAGAACAACCTATACTACTTCACACCATGCGTCAACGTCGGCCAGTACAGGCGGTACACGGACATTGTGAAGTTCACGGGGCTGCTGGTGATCGACTTTGATCATCTGGACAACGCTCCGGATCTTAAACAATACCTTTTTGATGAATACAAATCGGTCGTAGTCTCATGGTTATCTCCTTCCAAAAGCGGGGTTAAATGCCTGGTCCGAATCCCGGAGGTGCATAGCGTGTCAGAGTTTAAAGAATACTACTTCGGAATCGCAGCCGAGATGGAGCAGTACGCCGGCTTCGATTCGTCCGGACAAAACGCGGTACTGCCATTATTCCAGTCATGGGACCCGGAACTATTATCACGTGACGACGCTGATCTATGGACTATAAAAGGTGTGAAAGTTAATGATTTGGACAGTATTAACCCGTCCAACGCACCATTCATTCAGATCACAAACAAGGACAAAGAGTCCTGCGTCAAGATGATCCACACCGGATTCAGTAACATCACCGACTGCGGCCACCCGCCACTCAGGAGCCTTTGCCTTTCAATCGGTGGTTATGTCGCTACCGGATACCTGAGTGACTGGGAGGCGATGCAGATGATCGACTTCCACATTGAGAATCACGGGTATCTCAAAAAAGGAATACCAGGTTACAAAAAAACAGCACGATGGGCATTAAACCAAGGCAAAAACAAACCCTTAATCCTGAAACATGACTAAGCAAAAATTTCTCAAGACGGACCAGAACGGTGAATACGTCGACCGTGTTGACAATTATGTAAGGATTGGAGCCGATTATTTCCGCATCATTCAGAAAACAGACAGATTCGGCATGACCCGCACCGAATTAAAAGTCTGGAAGAAAGACGAGATCAAAACAGACTTTGGCAAGGATGTATTCGGCGCCATCCGCAAGTTCGCAGACTTCACGATGATGCCCGATAATGTGAACTATAAACCATTCTTAGCCAACCTGTACAACCTGTACAAACCATTCTCGCACAAACCCAAACCCGGCAGTATCAAGTGGTCTGAGATTCTGATGCACCATATATTTGGTGAACAGTATCACCTGGGGATGAGATACCTCCAGATGTTATACCTGCACCCGTGCAGGATGGCACCAGTACTCGTTTTGGTTTCTAAAGACCGTCAGACCGGCAAGACCACCTTTGTCAACTGGCTGAACATGATATTCGGTGCCAACATGGTCGTCATATCGCCAGAGGACCTTCAATCTCAGTTCAACCTCGCCTATTCCACCTCGAACATAATAGCAGTTGAAGAAACCCTAATCGAAAAGGCCATCACCGTCGAGAAAATCAAATCCCTGGCAACCGGCAAGTTCATCACAGTTAATCAGAAGTTCGTCAACCATTACTCGCTACCATTCTTCGGTAAGATCATCATGACATCCAACAACGAGGACAAGTTCGCCCGGATCGACGAGGAGGAGATACGCTTCTTCATCCGCAAGGTTCCACTACCCACCATATTCAACCACGACATCGAGACAAACCTGGCCCAGGAGATACCGGCCTTTCTGCACCACCTGACCACACTTCCACCAATCGACTTCACAGTTGACAGATCAGGATTTACACCATTGGAACTTATCAATGCCTCACTTGAAAGCGTCAAGCGTGAATCAAAATCATGGCTTTATAAATCACTCCGCATAATGATCGAAGATTTATTCCTGAACGAACTCAAAGATGTGTCAGAATTTATGGCAGATTCAATGAATATTAAGAAAAAATTCTTTGAGCATGATTCACGCGTAGACTTAGCATTCATAAGGGATACAATGAAAAAAGATTTTAATCTGAAATTACCCGAAAAAACAGAATATTTCATTCCGTTCACAAATGGAGAACCAAAGTCATCAAGACCTTATCTATTTAAACGTGAACAGTTTACAAAGGAAACAGTACCGGTACAGGATCTGACAGATGAACCTCCATTTTAGTTTGTCAGAAGTTTGTCAGAAAGTTTGTCAGAACCGTAACTACCTGACATTATTATATATATATATATATTCTGACAATATGACAAGTATATGTATAATATGTTGGTGTTTTTAAAATATATAATAAACTTGGAGACGCTTTTTTTGTCAGATTGTCAGAAAACGCTATAACGTAATGAATGATAGTAATTTAACTTCTGACAAACTGTTTTTGGGCTTGTCAGATTGTTAAGTTTGTCAGAAAAACCTCATGACGAGATGACCCTGTTTATGACAAACTTCGCAATAATTGTATTCTTAAGCATAGCAAGTCGACCATAATAGAATGGCGCAATAACACCAATACGGCCAATATTTCACAACCTACGCCACCTGATGTGGTCAGAAATGAATAATAACGCGACGGAATGTTCTGAAAAATGAAAATTTTTATGGATGGGTGGGAAAGGGAGCCGGTCCTGGTGATCACCCCCCCCTATCGGATCAACCCGGACCAGGTGCCCGGCTTAAAATGTTATTATTTTATGTAGAAATAATGAAACGGCTGTAAACGGCAATAGATCAACGCTATACAAACATTGATCTGAATTAGTGACGCTATTACTGACTGGGAAAGGCTAAACTTTGTCTATTAATTCATTGGTATTCACGTCGTTGATGATAATTTTCACCTCCCGAATTGTCTGGTTGATGGTTTGTTCGGTTTTATCAGTCCATGACATATTTTTGAGCGCAAAGATAGGCCCAGCAGGCGCACCCATCATTAAACAGTTTTCATAATGATTTTCAATTCTTTGACGCGCGGTTTTTATAACGTGTGCATATCCGTTTACCTTTTCAACGTCATAAAATGAAAATCGGGATTCATAACCCAGGTACAAACATAATCCCGTGATTGTGTATGGTTTAATGGTAAATGATTTACCGCCTTTATTAATGTCAATAGTTACGGGGTCAAGGGTATCAAAATAACTATCAACCATTAGTTGTATGTCGTCCGGGTTGCTGTATAGCGGAGCGGTAGAGTGATTTGTCAACCTATAGCGCAAATAGTTTTTAAACAATTTTACCCTGGCTTCCTTCTCCTGATCTGATAACATTAAGATAGGGCAATCAGGCAAAGGCGGGTAATATTTGTGTATTCGTAAATGTACCTTATTTCCCTCTTCTATTTGTGTGGTATCGGGTTGATCAATCATTTTACATTGTGAATTAGTTAACCGGCAAAGATATACCATAACCGGCATAAAGTCAAATGATAGTTATAAACAGTCCATATAACCAGGACTAAATTAAGCTGTTATATCCGGGATAATGCATTATGGCCGGTTTAATGCTTAATAGATTGATTCTGATATTCATATTCATAAAAATATATTAAAAATACTTCGCTAAAAACTTGCATAGTATGTACATTTGAGTTATATTTGTATTACAATTAATGAACATTTAACCAGGTGCCCGAAGGGGTGCCATAAACCAAACAAAAACCACCATGAAAACACAAACCATTTCAGCCAGTCAGATCATTTTTTTCCTTGCGTTCGTTTCGTTCGTAATCGTATTGACAGTATCAACCATTCAGAATTTATAAACCAGGTACCGGGAGACCGGGACCGTAAAAACAAAACCAATGACAACTTTAACCAACGAAAAAACCAAGATTTACAAATCATTTCGTAATGGATGGATGGCCGAAACATTAACAACTTTTAACGGGGTAACATGGGATATTGTAACCATGAAGCGATATAACGGCCAGGTGTCAACCAGTGCGCAGCAATGTAAAAAGACAGCGGACGAGTTCGGAACATCGGTAAGTTTCGCCATGTTCACAGATAAAAATATCAGTCTTATAGCGGAGCGGGTTATCTGCACAGAGAAGGCGGTAAGGGATCAACATTATAAAGCTCTGGCAATTTTCGAAGAGAAATCGCAGACCGGCGAATTACCGGTAATTGTCCCGGAGGAGGGTGTTAAGGTCGGTCAGATTCTTTGGCTGAATGGTTACGGTCAGGACAAATACTATCATGATCGGTTAGCGGTGTACGAGATTGAAAACGGCAGATGGGGGACACAGTATAAAACCGTAAACCTGGATAAGTTCGAGATTGGGACCCAAGACCATGTAAGACCAGAAAAAAATATATTTGGAATTGGGATATATTACACACCGGGAGACACTGCAACCGGCGAGGATATGGGCGAAGCTCTCAGGATTGCCAGACAGAAGGCAGCGGACAAAGTTAAGGCAGATCAGGCCGCCGGCATCCTGGCGAACGCTAAGAAACAAGCGGAGATTGAAGAGGGGTCTAAGGTGATCAGCGCGATACCGGCATGGGGAACTCATATAATAGTGGGTGAACTCATGGAGGACGACAGCGACGCAATGACGGATTATTTTTCGAGCCATTGCGAAACGACCATTTATTTAGCCTTTTCAAGTCACGGCAAAGATTTATTTTCTGAAATGCGTAAAGCCGCGGCAAATTCTCAGCATACCGAAAAATACGCAGAGGTTCCGACGGTCGACCATAATGGGGAGACTAGGACCGAAAATAATAAAAACTGGTGGCATCCTGAGGATGAACACCGCGAAAAATGGTCTATGGGGTCAGGGTATTACCTAGGGGAGAAGTTTAGCCGCTCAGGTTGGCAGGTTCGCAAAAGTAGGATATGTAGCCTTCAGACTCTACAGATTGCAGCGGCTCAGGGCCGGTACTTTATTAAGGACGTACCCTCACCGGTTTCGGTTGTCCAGGTTGATCAGCCCGGTAAGACCGTAACCCACAACCAGGATAAAAACGGAATTGAAATAAGGTTTACAGATAAGCCGGCGCCGGAAGTATTGACCGCGTTAAAGGCGAACGGGTTCCGCTGGTCTCACTTCAATAAAGTCTGGTACGCAAAATTCAGCCCGGATGCGTTGAGATTCGCAGAGGGGTTATAATTCCGGCAGGGTGTAGACTGGAACGACCAGACAGCAGCGAGCGAGACGCTGGCACCCTACTAACCAGACCCGGATAGCGCACTCGGTGCGTACCTGGTCACAAACTCAAACCATTATGAAAACAATCGTAAGTAGTAAATTGTTCGCCAGTTCAGTGGATCGCGTTTCCCTGGTAATCGGTAAATGTATAATCCCGGTGACGGATTATATTAAAATAGAAGTAAAGTCAGGGATTATGCAGATCACCGCGACGGACCTGGACAATGAAGTCACTGAGATGTTACAGGTAGAGGACCAGGGAGATTTCTCATTCTTGGTTGAAGCTGTCCGGATTAAGTCAATTTTAAAGGGTGTTAAAGATTGTCCGCTAGTCATTGAATTAACAGAGAAGCAACTACCTATAGAC